ATGAGTTTTATGAAGCGCTGCTGGGGTTCTATCGTGCCACGGCATTAGATGTAGTAGATCCTGTAGCATTTAAAGTTTGGCTTCAGTCAGAAACAGATATTTATAATGCTCTTGGTGGCGACACCGGATTATCAATCATGCTTGACTTTGTTCTTGGTATTGATGTTGGAAGTAAGGAGTCTGTTTTAGAGCTAATTAAGCACAAAGCAAATAAGCGAAAACAGATAAATTATCTACAAGAACTACAGATACTAATAAACAAAAAGGGCCTTAAGTCTGAAGAAGATACCTCAAGAATATCAGAGTTAACTTCAAAGATTAAAGACTTAGAAAACTCTATAAAGTATAATCCATTCGATAAACTAACCACTGCTTCAGATATTATGTCTAGGGCGGATGATCTCCTCGATATTCCAAGCTTTATGCCAACGCAATTTAAGGCTCTAAATAAAGCAATGGGCTATACTGAAGATGGTGGATTTTTTAAGGGAGCTGTTCATGCAATCATTGCTCCATCAGGAAAAGGCAAAAGCACATTTGCAAAGTGTTTAGCCAATCATTGGTTAGATACTGGTCATAGAGTTCTGTATGTAAATTTCGAAGAAGCTGTTGGTCACTGGGAAAGAATATTGATGACCCAGATTATAGGCAAGAATGTATATTCCGAAGCGGAAAAGTGGTCAGAAAAAGAAAAGCTAGATTACATATCTATTTTTAAGTCTAGATTAGAAAAATGGGGTGATCGCCTTATGGTTAGGCATGACCCTGATACCCCGTATTTTGAGGATCTAGAATTTTGGCTTAGAGATTTAATAGGCCATGCAGACAAGGTTCCTGATGTTTTGATTATTGACACAATACAGTCGATGTTTACCAGAGGCAATGGAAAAGGCAAGCCACGATGGGGCGAATTTGAAGAGATGATGGTTAAGCTGGAAAAGCTAGCTAGAGATATGAATTGCGCTCTAATAATAACTGCGCAAGAAAACGCCAATCGAATGAAAGAAAGAAGAGAGGTTGTCCAGCAGTCTGACACTGGTGGCTCTCTTGCTATTCAACAAAAGTGTGCAGTAACTATCTTTATCACCGAAAAACGTTTGGCGACCCAAGATGAAACCGAAGATGAGAATATCATGCAGCTGCAGATACCAAAGAATAGAATAACTGGTTCTGCTTTTCTTTATGATCCACCATTGGTTCGTTATAATGATGAAAAGAAAATATATGAAGACTATCAAGTTGTTGATGAAAATTCATATACCGAAAGTACAGATTTGCAAGATCTGCTTAATGGAGAAGGATTTGATTGATGTTAGATTTAACTACTGATTCAATAAAAGACTTTCAAACTTGTGAAAGATTATATGATTATAGGTATCAGGAAAAACTTCCAGAGACAATTTACTCTAGAGATCTTTATACATTGAAGTTTGAAAATAGTTTAAAGAGTATAATAAATTTTTTTTGGTTCAAAAAACAAGCGGGCATTACACCTTCTTATTCTTCTCTTCTAAATAGATGGGAAAAAATCTGGTTTCCAAAAGATACAACCCATTATGACCTAATGACAGAGCAGCACGAGAGTGCATATGGCAATATGTCGAGCTTAACTACGCAGGCAGCAAATACTCTTCTTAATTTTCACGACACATATAGTCAACTAGACGCAATTCCAATTTCTATTGGGGATGAATACGTTGTGACTGTAGATAAAACGGTGAGAATACATGATAAATTTGATTTAATATACAGACATGCTGGACAAAATTATGTTGTTAAATTCATTTTTAATTACAAAAACAGTTATAGGCAGATCTATCAAGTTGATTTTTCTTCAATGTATTTAGCTTTTAAAAACCTTCATTCTGAAAAGCTGTCATCAACAAAATTTGGTTATGTAGATTTAATGTCTACTAATTTAAAATTTAATGAATACGAAATAACTGAACAGGATATTGAGTCAATTAATTATTGGTGCGCTACAATAGAAGACAAAGATATTTTTGCACCTAGAAGAGGTTTAACATATTATTGCAAAAAGTGCCCATTTGATACACCTTGTTCAAAATGGTCTTTCCCAAGTCAAGTAAAGTAAAGGTAAAGTGAGTATTGTATTATGGCTAAAAATTTCTTAGATGAAATTCTAAAAGAAGATAAAAAAAGTGTTTTTGAAACAGAAAATGACGTATTGAATCAACTGATAGATGAGATAAATCTAATTACTGATGACGCAATAGTTTCTTTTGTTAGGTCTGTTTTATTGAAAGCAGAAATTTTTTGGGACATTCCTTCTAGTTTTTCTGGAAAGTATCATCCAGCAGATGAGCATGGTCATGGTGGCAATGTCCTGCACACAAAAAGAGTAGTCAGAGTTGCTTGCATTTTAGCTGATTCTTATTCTTTATCAGATGATGAAAGAAATGTAATCATAGCTGCATGCTTGCTTCATGATGTAACTAAGGGTATTCCGGATTTTAATGATCCATCTTCTTTTCACTATGACCCAATGCACCCTTATACGGTGGCTAAATTTGTGCAGAACTGCCAGATGTATGATAAAGAATATGGAAATGATTCCCAGTCAACAAGTCTGTTTATAGCAGAAGAGTCTATACAGGCGATACTAAGACTAGTTAGGTGCCACCTAGGGCCATGGTCTCCGGTTCCAGAAACATATCCAATTACGTACCTAGATTATATTGTGCACATTGCTGATAATATAGCAAGTAAGATCCATACAGTTATAGAAGATAGTGAGCTTATAAATGAAAAATGGAGAAAGCAAGCTGACTAAAGATCAGCGTATTGTAAATAGAACGTTTATTCTAAATCATTTAGATGATATAATCAAAGAGTCAGTATATTATAGAACAAATGCAGACAACATCTCGGAAGAGGTTGTTGCAAAAATTAATATTTATAGCGATACCAAGGTGAAGATACTGTGAAGATGCCAGATGACCAGTCTAAATATATTTCTAACTGGAAATACTTTGAAATAGCAAAGTATGTTAAGAATTTAGATAGAGTTATTAGAATCAAGAATAACGATCTCCCAGTTCTAATAACTGATGTGGAGTTAGACAATTTTGTAAAACAAAACGATAACATAGGGTTATACACTTCAATATGGAGATATAATGACAAGAGCCTGGATTCGGCTACTAGATTAGCTTCTCTTTACTTTGATATTGATAATAAAGATCAACAAAAGTCTTTAAATGACTGCATAAAGCTTTATGAATATTTGTCTAATTATATACCTAAACATTCTATTGTTGTTTACTTTACGGGAAAAAAGGGTTTCCACATTGAATGTGAGGCAATAGCTCTTGGCATAAACCCATCAAACAACTTACCAAATATATTTAGATTCATAGCAGAAAATATTAAATCTAAATTAGGCATTGAGTCTTTAGATTTTAGCGTATATGACGCAAGAAGAATGTGGAGATTAGCTGGCAGCATACACCAGGAGACTGGTTTATATAAAAATATAATTTCTGAAGAAAGATTAAAATCCGGCCTGGAAGCAATTATAGATTATTGCAAGAGTCCCTCTGAAAACACAGTGCCAGAGCAGCAGTTCAGCGCCAAAGCCAATGAGTGGTTTAGAGGTTTTACGTATGAGTTAGAAGTGCACAAGGAAAAGTCTAAAGACTTTATTGGTTACTTCAATAAGCATGGCTCGTCTGCATTTAAATCATTTCAAGAATCAGAAAAAGAGTTCACCCCTAAAAGTCTAGTAGAAAATTGCCATGCCGTTAAGAGACTGTGGCAACAAGCTATAGAAAAAAAATATCTAGAACATGAAGCAAGACTATTTCTATGCTCCATCCTGACATATAACGATGAATCTGTAAAGTTTCTTCATGGCATATTAAGTAATTGCGATGATTACAACATTGAGAAAACTAATAGTCACATAAATGACTGGATCAAAAGAAGACAGCTTGGAATAGGCGGCAGACCTTACACGTGCGAAAGAGCTAATGCTGTGGGTGTTGGTTGTGGAGAATGTTCTTTGGAGAAAAGAAATAAGTGGATTAAAGTTGGGGACAAATACGTGGAAACGCAAGATCAATCTTCACCTTCTCCAGTCCGCTTTGCATATAAAAGTATAAAAAAGGAGGTGAATAAAAATGGATAATATAAAAGATCCGGATGATGTGGTTGGTGTTTGTTCTGAGTGTAAGTCAGATCAACCAGACAGCTACATGTATAGAAGTCCTTTTGCCCAAGAGGGAAAGGCAGTGCCCTGCAAGTACTGTGGTGGCGTTGTAATAATTACCTATAGAGAAACAAGAGATCAATCTTTAAATGAGTCAGACAGAGGTAGAGGCATTTGATGAAAAACTGGACTAATCTCCATAACCATACCGTTTTCTCAATGCTAGATGGACACGGTGACATAGAAGAATATTTGACTAGAGCTAAGTCTTTGGGTATGAAAGGCTTAGCTACTACTGATCATGGAAACATTCATTCATGGCTAGACTTTTATGACGCTGGCACATCGATAGGGGTAAAGCCAATTCTCGGTTCTGAATTTTATCAAGCTAGAAAATCTAGATTTGATAGAGATGAAGAAGAAAGATCTGGCCCTTCTAAAAACGAATGGGAACAGAGAGGTCCATATCACATAACCATTTTAGCTAAAAATAAAATAGGTTATAAAAATATTATCAAAATGTCTTCTAGGTCCTTTCTTGAGGGATATTACGTAAAGCCTAGAATTGACCATGATTTAATTTCCGAACACGCGGAAGGAATAATTGTACTCTCTGGATGTTTGAATAGCGAAATCTGTCAAGCTCTACTTAGAGATGATTACAACTTTGCACTCGCTGCTGCTAAAAAGATGCAAGATATAGTTGGCAAAGAAAATTATTTCATAGAAGTTCAAGACCATGGCTTAGGTGAACAAAGAAAAGTATTTAATCAATTAGTACAAATTGCAGAAACTATAGGTGCAAAAGTTGTTCCTAGTGGTGACTGCCATTATGTCCATAAGTGCGATGCTAGAGCGCATGACATCATGTTGTGCGTTGCAACAAACGCTAACATTCATACACCTAATAGATTTTCATTTAGTGGCGAAGAATTTTATCTACAGTCGTATGATGAAATGTCATCTAAATTTAATCCAGACTGGCTAAAAAACAGTATGGATGTTTGTGACATGGTTGATTTAAACTTAACCTTTGGGGATATCCACTTTCCTGATTTCCCTATACCAACTCTTGAAACTTCTGTAGAATACTTTGATAGATTAGCTTGGACTGGCTTGCGTGAAAGATATGGGGATCCACTTCCTCAGCATATTATTGATAGAGCAAATCACGAAATTCGTGTTGTAAAAGAAATGGGATTCACTGAATACTTTCTTGTGGTTTCAGATCTTGTTAATTGGGCTAAAAATAATAATGTAAGAGTTGGCTGGGGAAGAGGATCTGCAGCTGGAAGTATTTTATCCTACGCATTCAAAATTACTAATTTAGATCCTATTAAGTTTGGATTGATGTTTGAACGATTCCTTGTTGAGGGCAGAAAGTCAATGCCCGACATTGACCTAGACTTTGACGATAGGTATCGTGATGAAGTTATTAATTACGCTAGAACTAAGTATGGATCTGATCATGTAGCGCATATCTGTACGTTCAACAGAACAGGGGCTAGACAGTCAATTAGAGACGCTGCAAGAGCCTTAGGATATGATTTTTCTGCAGGCGATGCAGTTGCAAAACTTGTTCCTCCTCCAGTTCTTGGCGTTTCCAAGAATCTTTCTGAGTGCATGGGGGTTCAAGATTTTAAACAGCTGTATGAAAAAGATACTGACGCAAAAAGCATAGTGGATGCTGCCTTTGGTTTAGAGGGCTTAGTTCGACAAACGGGCATGCACGCAGCTGGTATTGTTATATCAAGAGATGCGCTAACGGAATATTTGCCTATTATGCAAAAGGGCGCTAATAGCCCCATGGTGACACAATGGGACATGGGTAGAGTGGAGCAATGCGGCCTGTTAAAGATTGACTTCTTGGGCCTAAGAAATCTTGGCATTATAGATTCATGTGTGAAGTTAATAAAAAAACATCATGATATAGATATAGACATAGATCAAATACCACTTGATGACCATAATACTTATGAGCAATTATGTCGTGGTAATTGTATCGGAGTTTTCCAGCTGGAATCTTCAGGAATGCGTCAATTAATGATGCAGCTTCAGCCTAAAAACATAGAAGACATAATGGCCCTAATCTCCCTTTATCGTCCGGGCCCAATGGGCTCTGGAATGGATAGGGAGTATATTGACCGCAAGCATGGTCGCAGTAAGGTTAAGTACGAGCATCCTAAGTTAGAAAAGGTATTAGGCCCATCTCTTGGCATTATGTTATACCAGGAAGATGTTCTTGGAGTTGCTAGAGAGCTAGCGGGTTTTACGTCCGCTGAGGCTGATGATCTAAGAAAAGTCATCGGAAAAAAGCTTATGGACAAAATAGCTAATATGCGATCAAAATTTGTTCAAGACTGCATCAAAAATTCTGGGATAAGCGATACTTTAGCTAATAAAATATTTTCCGACATAGAATATTTTGGTGGGTATGGTTTTAACAGAGCACACGCTGCAAGCTATGCGATGATTAGCTATATTACTGCATATCTAAAAACAAATTATACAGTGGAATATATGGCAGCTTTGATGTCTTCTGTTGTAGGCAATAAGGACAAGCAATCATTATATTTGGCAGACTGTAGAAAACTAGGCGTTAATGTTATGCCGCCGTCAATAAATTATTCTGGCATAGACTTTGAGGTATTGGATTCTAATTCTATTATTTTTGGCTTATCTGCAATTAACGGAATCGGTAACTCTATAGCAGAAAATATAGTTTCAATTAGGGATCAGTCAAAGCCGTACACAAACATGCATGATTTTTTCAGAAGATGTGGGGCAACTCTTTTGAAAAAGAGCACATTAGAACATTTAGCTAAAGCTGGTGCCCTTGACGAATTATTTAACATAGAGGATAACGAGCTAAATAGAATTCAAGAAATCAAACTTCTTGAGATAGAAAAAGAAGAACTAGGAATATATGTTACCGACCATCCTGTTAATGGGATATGGGACATTTTATCTAAAAAAATTGATTATGAAATATTTGACTTATCAGAACTATCTAATAATACTCAAGTAAAAATTGGTGGAATATTAAGCGATGTAAAACCCATAGTGACAAAAAAGGGAATGAAAATGTATAAGTTAATATTGGAAGATATATCTTCTGATATTGAAATTATTGTATTCCCAAAGTCATTAAAAAATTTGGGTGAAACACCTTTTTCTAAAGGTGACATATTAATAGTTAATGGTTCAGTAAATAAAGAGGGCGACGAAGAAAATTCAATAGTTAAGTTATATTATAACTCTTCTGAAAAAGTTGATTCAAAAATATTCTCCAGCGGTAAGGCAATAATATTAGAGATAGATGAAAACTTTTCTCCATCATTAATTGAAAAAATATATGGTATAATTGAATCAACAAAAGGTGATAAACCAGTATTCATGCAAATGACTAATGGTAATCACAAATATATATTTAAATTTAAGAATAATACATCATCAAAAGTTCAATCTGTTATAGAGAATATTATTAGAATGGAGAAAGAAAATGTCTAGTATTGGGCCAACAATAAATCCAGTTGAAAAATGGTGCTGGTCGTTCTGCCCCTCCTGCAATAGATGCCAGGACAAGGGTAGGTATACACGTTGCAATGGATGCAGCGGAAGATATGATCCAGACCTAAAGATATCTGTTGATAACGAAGATTTTTGCGATTGTAAAAACGGCGTTTTAAGATGGAAAACAAAACAAGGAAAATTAATTCTTACAAGATTTAAATCAAACCCTTTTAAGGGTCAGGTTAGATATGAAAAGAAAACGGAAGATGAAAGAGATTGGGATTCTTACGTAAACGATATGCGAGAAAAATTGGATGATCCAAATTGGAATCCAGTAACTATTTACGAGGAGTAAAAAATGATACCAGCAATTGTTCAAAAGGGAAACATAAAGCTAACAGAATATAGTGATCCAACGTACGGATATGAAGACAAGCTCTTTATTCAATGTACGTGTGTTGGTTTCTATCTTACGAAGAATGATCTAAAGGATTTATTAACCGTTGTTCATTACTATCTAAATGCGGACGAAATTACCGAAGTTTCTGTTTCTATAGGAGGTGAAAATGTGGCCCTATGAAGAAAGCGATTACATGGAAATAGGTGAATCAGGATGGGTTTCCATTAAAAGTGGTGGCTATAAAAATATTTACAATGGACACACAATAGATGAAAATGGAAAAGAATACGATGAAAATGGATTATTGATATTTGATCCAGACGAAGAGTAATTAGGAGTTATTTTTGAGTTCAATTAAAATTAAAAGTTATAGTGATTTACAAGATCTAGAACTATTATCTTTAGTAGACTTTTCCTATTCCAGAATAGATACGTATCAACAGTGTCCGGCTAAATACTTTTATTCTTATATAGCTAAAGAGCCACGGTTATTTAATCCTCCAGCTGTACTGGGCAATATAGTTCACGCTGTTTTAGAAAATGTTTTAGATAATGATAAAACCCTAGACCTAAACGAATTAGAAGAGGAATATAATAAAAATATTCCCATTTGGGACCCAGAAGATAATATACCAAAAGATTTAATATCAGTTGGATCTGTTATCCTACAGGAATTTTACGATGAATATTCTGATAAGAAATTTAATATTTATGAAAAAGAATTAGGATTTGATTTTATTATAGGGTCATATCGCATAATAGGCTTTATAGATAGGGTCGATATTGTCGGTAATAGGGTAAATATTATTGACTATAAAACCGGCAAATGGGAAGTTGCCCTCAAGGATATTGCAAATAATTTACAGCTAGGCATATATGCACTGGCTATGCACAATATCTTTCCAGAGAAAGAGATATACGCCGAGCTGCACTACTTAAGATCTGGTAAAAAGAAAGGCCATCTTTTCACGCCTGAGGATATTGAAAATGTAAAGTTAAAATTAATAAGTTCTATAACAAAGATTATCAATGATACAAACTTTACCGCAACATCAAATGTGCGGATCTGCTCATACTGTGATCACGCAAAGAGTGGGGCTTGTCCAACTGGTGTTTTTAGGAACAAAAAGAGTAATGGATAAAAAAAAGACCGGGGTTTCCCCCGGCCTTTTTTTATTATTGAAGCAATAATCAGAAGTCTGTTACAGGATTTTCCTCAGCAGAGAGCCAAAGGTCGAAATCCTCAAACTCAGTTACCATTTTGACAGCCGACTGGTGGTCGAAACCAAGAACCTTGGTCATGTCGTCAATGATCTCTTCGTTGATCGTCTGATTGATGCTGTTGATGATTGTCTTTAAAGTGTTCATGGTGAACAGTGTACTCTCTTTCTTTTGGATTTGCAACCTATTTTGATTTTTTTACCAAGATAGTGTATACTTTATGTATGAATTATCTTGATGCATAAAGGATACACAATGACCATACAGATTGTCAACCCAGAAGAGTTTTTTTTGGAGAAATCTTCTTTTAAAAAACATCCCAATTTGAAAAACATCAGGAACAAATCTATTGATTCTGAGATAATTGAAAACGACGCTGTAATTTCCAGGAAAAAAGGAAATGCGTATCAGTATACTAAAACTGGATACAGAAAAGATATAGACATGAATGTCCGTTCTAGCTGGGAGGCAAATTTTGTTAGAGTATTAAGAATCTATAAAATTGATTTTCAATTTGAACCTACTGTTTTTTCTTTCCCAATTAAGAGGGGAACCAAAGGATATACCCCAGACTTTCTTTTGAATAGAAATAACGATTGGGTAGAAATAAAAGGATACCTAGATGATAAGAGTAAGATAAAATTAAAAAGGTTTAAGAGATATTATCCAGATGAATTCGAAAACTTTACCTGCGTCATAAGCAAGTATTCAAACGACGCAAAGAACTTTATGAAAGATTTAGAAGTGCCAAATATTATTTTCTACGAAGACTTTAGAGATTATTACAGCGAATATATAGTTTGCTGGGAAGGAAAAAAATGACAAGTTATAAAGAACAATATTATTCTTTAGCAGAAGACGAGATGCAAAAACTAATAGCAGATAGCAAAAGGGGTTCGCAAAAAGCTCAAGCAGAACTGCTACAAGTCTTTAGTAACTTTTTAACAAAATATATTTCGTTACTGTATCACTGTAAGTTTAATTTAAATGATTATGACATTAGAAGGTTTATATCTTTATTCATAAAAGATCCTTCTACGCGATTCGCTTTGATGAAAAATAAAATAAAGGGCAATAATCTAAAAGTCGTAAATGAAACAATGCGGGGCATTCATTATATGACTAAAAGATATGGCGATGAAGAAGATATTCGGCAGACAGTTTACATGACGTTCTTCCAATGCCTGGGCAGGTACGAAAGAAAGGATTCAGCAAAGGGGCCAATACCGTTTAGTGGATTTTTATATAGTTACTTTTTTTATCTTCTAAAGAAAAATGTGGATACATTTTTAATTGATCAACTTGGCAGAAAGACTTTCCCACTCCTTGATGACGAAGCAACAAACGATGAAAGTGATGAAGATTATGTTGTTGGGTTTAAGGCTGATCCAATAGAGTACAGCATGGAAAAACTAATGGCAACTGATAAAATAGATGAATTCTGGGTTTTGGGAGAGAAAGTAGAAGGACCATTTGATAAGCTATCTATACAAGAAAGACAGCTTTTAAAGTGGAGATACATTGATGGAAAAAGATCTAGCCAAATATCTCAAATTGTCAATGAGCATCCAAATACCGTAAGAGAGCATTTGTCTAAAGTTAGAGAAAAAATTAAACAAACCCTTTTGGAAGACGAGTTCTCGTATGAAGAACTTTACTATCTGTTAAAAATGGAGACTAAATGAATAGTTCAACTCTTGAAAAGCTTCAGGAAATGTTACAGCAGTTCCTTGGCCCTCAACTAAAAGAAGTTATAGACGCCTACAATGATAACGATAATTCATACAAATACTTTATCGAAATTCCGGAAACTGATGTCGTAGATTTGGGCATAGAAAAGATAGCCTCCCTGGTCGCTAGAACGTCTAATGTTTACGGTAGAGCAGCTAGATTTGCGGGAATATCTAGAGCTCAGTACAAGATATTGGAAGGGAAATATAAGAAAGTTTACAAATCAAATCGTGTAGGAAAAAACGAAGCAGAGCGAGAGGCTGCAGCTATGGATGCTGCAGAGGATGAATACTTTGCTCTAGTAACATGTGAGGCAATTGTCAATCTGGCTGAAGCCATGGAATCCGCTGCAAGAATAGCATCGGAGTCAGCTAGAAAGTTGATGGACAAAATACAGTCCATGCAAGTTGCCTCATTTAGAGAAGACAAAGGCTCTTTTATGGAGTCTGATTTTTTTAGCACATACTAAAGGATAATATATGTTTATAGGTTACTATAAGAGTGTTGCTTCTTCTAAAGAGTTTTACTCATCCAAAAGAAGCGATTTAAATTTCCCAATTCAAGTTGAATATGAAGGCGATAGATATCTGTTAAATAAAACTATACAGGTATCTTCTGAATCTCAAGAAAAAAATATTATTAACACCGCCAAGAAATACGGAATTAAATATGACATTAGAATTGACTCAGGAGCAAACAGCTGATTTAAAGTCAGAAATTGAAAACTTTTTGTTTGAAATATCTTCCCAAGACAGGGAATTATATTCTAGACAAGAGGTAGAAAATATGCTCCTTGACATATATTCTTTGCTTAAAACAAACTGAAAACGGTGTTAAATGAACATAGAAGTTTTTTGTGATGGCGCATCACGAGGCCAGGGCCAAAAAAAATTTGGGGAGGCAGCATGTGCTGTCGTGGTCTATAAAAATAGAAAAAAGATAGCACAGTTCGCTAGAGGACTCGGCCCAAGAACGAACAATGAAGCAGAGTATGAGGCTGTAATAGCCGGCCTTCTGATATGTTCTATGGCTGATTTGGTGGACCCTATTATATACACTGATTCCTCTACGGTTGCTAGTCAGATAAACGGTAAGGCTAAGTGCAGGAGTCGTTCATTAATTCCTCTGTTAATGACTATAGAGGAAATAAAAGATGAGTTTAACTTTCGTGTAGTTCAAGTAAAAAGATCTTTTGTCTGGGAGCCTGACGCACTAGCAAATACGTTTCTTGACGAATTAGAACTAAGAAAAGAACACATTTCCAAGATGTAACTGCTATAATAGATAATATGATTTTAGATAAGAAATATTACAAAGAATATCCTTTGATAATTGGTTTGGCTGGCAAAGCTGCTAGCGGTAAAACCTCTGTTGCTGAAAGCATAGTCCCTAAGGCGTCTGTTAATCCGGTAAGTAATTCTATAATATGGGATCACATATTCTTTACGCTACCACTCTATGAGATTGCCTCTATTAAAAGAACTACATTAGGTCTTCGTCAAAAAGATCGTCAGCTATTTGCTATTCATCAAGTTTTGTTTGATTTATTTGGCGGTAGTGCCCTAGGTAATATACCGGACTATAGGCACTTTACTGATTTAGTTGAACAGATATACGCTCTGCCAATAGAGCAAGAGCCACTAAAGCCAAGAAGCTTCCTGCAAAAAGCAGGAGATCTATGCAGACTGTATGATCCCGAATGCTTCGCTAAATGGGTAATCTACAAGGCATCGAAAATGCATAGAAGTATTATATCTGCCGATTCATATGAGGAAAATGAGCTTCCTGTTGGAATTATTATTTCTGACGTTCGTTTTGTAAATGAGGCTAGCAAGATATTAGGTCATCCAAATGGAATGGTGATCTACTTTGACGCTTCAGATGAAACTAGAAATGCTAGAATGCTGAAGAGAGACGGCATGCTTATGACGGAAGCTCAATCTTCTCATGTATCGGAGCAAGAATGTGACTTGGTAAAAGGCCTAGCATCTGCTATAATAAATACAGATAACATGTCAATGGAAGATCAAGCTTCTCAGACAATACAAATAATAAATGGATATATAAACGCGTATGCCTAAAATAACTAAAACAGCAATGGAGCAATCTATAGATTCTCCCTTAGATCAGGTGGTGAACCTTTTGAGTAATGAAGTATCTTTAACAAGTTCTCCCATAGTAATATGTGGGGTAAATAGAAAAATCAATATTGGAAACTTTGAAAATATTGATGTCTATGCAGGAGTGACAATACCCTTGCATGGAGTTTCATTTGAAGATAAAGAGGCGCTTACTTCGGCAATAGAGGAGGCTGTATCCTATGGTTTTTCTCTTGCGTCAAAAGAAACTGGTGAGCGCTACATGCTGATAAAAGATTCCCAGCAGGGTAAATAATAAGCAAGTTAATTACTATAAATTCACCAATAGCAAGAAGAGGATAAAATGATTAATTTAATTAAAAAGATTTTTGGTTTGAAAAAAACTAAAACGATCACTCCTGCTGTTAGCACACCAAAGCCTGTGTTAGCAGAGGTTAAGGCTGAGCCAAAACGTTCAGTAAAGCCAGTTTCGCCCGTAAAAGATGAAACTTGCATTGACAAAAAGCCAGCTGCCAAAAAGCCTGGCAGACCAAAGGGGCAGGGTTCTTCTCCTGCCAAGAAGCCAGCTGCTAAAAAGGCTCCTGCTGCACAAAAACAAAATAAAAATATCTAATATTATAGATTTTAATAGCAGTAAAGACTAGTTATATAGTGGCAGAAATGTTACTATATAACTAGTCTTTTTTTATTAGTAAGGTGGTTAATTATGGCCGATAAAGGTTGGGGTAATAAAACATCCTCAGAAAAAAATTATTATAAATTACTCAAAGATTCTGTCATGAATGTTATTGATACCAAGAAGACTGGTGGCCAATATTCAAGTCATTGGACAAAAAACAATAATGGCAAGTAAGAAGAAAGCAGCTTATCAAAAAAAGATTAAGTCTGTTATGGGTGAATTCGGTAGGGGCACCTTGCATTCAGGAAAAGGTGGTCCAGTAGTTAAATCGAAAAAGCAAGCAATAGCTATTGCAATATCGTCAGCTGATAGATTGAAGAAGAAGCGTAAAAAATAATGGCTTTTAAGAAATCTATCTATATTAGTGGACCAAGAATGGGAACAAATAATCAAAAAAGTAATGGTCCAGTTTTAAAAAATAAAAAACGTAGAAAGAAAAAGTAATGGCAGCAAAAAAAGATCCCCGTTTGGCGAGAGCTGGAGTAACTGGCTTCAATAAGCCTAAGAGAACACCTAGTCATCCTACAAAATCTCATATTGTAGTAGCTAAGCAGGGGGATCAAATTAAGACAATACGTTTTGGTCAACAGGGTGTTAAAACAAATCAAACTGTTGGTCAGAGAAAAGCTTTTGCTTCACGTCACGCAAAGAATATTTCCAAGGGCAAGATGTCGGCTGCATACTGGGCAAATAAAGTTAAATGGAGCCCCAGCAAAACTCAATCACCCTCAAAGAAATGGGTTAAGGGATCTTGATATGGAAACCATCATTGTTGCAGCGATTGCTGCTGTAGGTGGAATCCTTACAGCTCTTGTTCAGAAAAGTAGAGCTGAAAATAAAAATGATCACAATGTTGTTGCAACAATGCTGGTAGATGTTAAGGATGAAATACTTAATTTACATCATAAGATAGATCATGTTGACGAACAGGTGGACAAGGTAGATGATCAAATGCATGATCATATGATGTGGCACTATAAGAAATCAAGCGAAAACAAAAGCAAAGTAAAGGGGGTATAACGATGGCTATGATGAAGAAAAAGAGTATGGGTGGATCCAAGAAGATGGGCACCAAGAAGATGGGCACCAAGAAGATGGGCACCAAGAAGATGGGTGGTAAAAAGATGTACTGAAATTAATTTTCAGTTTTAATTAAAACTAAGAGGTAATATTATGGCTATGAAAAAGAAAGCAGCAGCTGCTAAAGGTGCGGCTGCAAAGAAAACAGCTGGTCTTACTCCAGCTCAAAAAAAACTTCCGCCCTTTATTCAAGCAGCAATAGCTAAGAAAAAGAAAAAGAAGTAACTTAAACATTTCAATTAAAGAGGGTTGTGGTCAAGCGCCATAGCCCTCTTTTTTGTTTATATCATTACTATATATTCTGCGGACAACTTAAAGATTGAAGGAGATATGTCTAAATTTAAAAACATTTTATCAGCATTATTAGTTACTTTAGGTATTGCATTATTTGTAAGCCCAGTTAGTAATTCATCAGTGGCCCTAGCTACTGGCAGTGGCGGTGGCCCAATCGTATTAGATGGAATGGATCCAGTCTGTCACTCTGGTTGGGAGTCAACGGGCCAGTATATCGCCAAGGTTCTTAAAAAGGTTCACGAAGGAGCAATAAATCTCAATAATGGTCATATTGCTATTGTTGGTTCAAATGCAACTACTACTTCCTGTGGCGCGTCTTGGGCAACGCAGCTCAGTTCCCAATTCCTTGCCGAATTTACAACGGTACCAGTCGTTGACTTTTATGTAACAGATGCACAGATTAATTCTTTTTTTGCAACAACAATTACTTCAAATCCCCCCGCTGTGTTATGGATTCCAGATAACTGGAATAGAACATCTACAACTGAACAGATTTTTACTACAAACGCTGAAAAAATTGCGGACTACGTAAATAGCGGTGGCGGTCTATTTGCAAATAATGGAACATACGGCTGGCTAACAGCACTACTCCCAAGTGCAGTATTCAATAACGGTGGATGTAATGGCGGGCCAGAGGCAACCGCTGATGGCATTGTTGATTTTGGTCTCAGCAATACACTTGTCGCAGCATGTTGGCATGGATACTTTACTGGCAATGTTGGAACACTTAAGACGCTTGTTGACTACCCATACCCATCAGCGTCAGATTCACGTAAAGCAGTATCTATTGGCGGAGGCTCGGTATCTCTTCCTAGTTCGTTTACACTGAGTATTTCCCCACAGAATCCAAATGCAGGGGAAGACCTTACAATTACCGCCACAGCCCAAACTCTTGCTGGGGTACCACAGGCTGGAGTTACAGTCACGGTAACAGTTAGTACTGGACCTGATGCTGGGCAAACATTTACAGCAACAACAAATTCCAGTGGAGTTGCAACAATTACAGTTCGTACCAATAGTGTGGGAACAGCTGTCTACACCGCTACCGCTACTGTTAATGGTGTTGCCAAAACAGTTTCGGCAACGGTTTCATGGAATCCTCCAGTAACAACAATTCCAGCACCAACAACAACTACTGAGGCTCCCAGCACCACGACAGAACCAGAACCAACGACCATTGCACCGATTACAGTTCCAGACAATACTGACCCCGTTGTGCCAACAACAGCTCATGACCATAGCACTCATGACCATGAGACAGAGAATAATATAAGTGCACCTCTTCCAACAACTGGGCAAGATAGTAATTCTTCCATGAGCATTGGCGCTTTCTTGATTACTATAGGTATATCAATATTTATGTTTAATCGAAAGGCAACTAAACATGGCAAAGGCGTCTGATAAAAAATGGATTCAGAAGGCTATTAAAAGACCAGGTGCTTTCACGGCTAAGGCGAAAAAAAGAAAGATGTCTGTAGCAGGTTTTGCTGCTGCAGTTAAAAAGAATCCATCTAAATATGATACAAGAACAGTTCGTCAAGCTAATTTAGCTACAACTTTAAGAAAAATGTCTAAAAAGAAAAAGTGAATAGGAGATTACTATAATGTACCCTTATATTAAGTTAGTGAAACCAAGTGCTTTAAACGCACATAAAAATGGTCAATTACCAGCAAATTTGTTGGCAAAAGTAAAAACTGGTGGACAGATGTACGCACCAGTAGCTGCACACTTTAATAATCTTTATGATGCAGCACTTGCTGCTGGACATAAATTACGTAATGTTGGAGATTATCGTTCTTTTGAGGGACAACTTTCAATGTTTATGGACCGTTATCAAACAACAGACACTGGTCGTTCACCACAGGTGACACGTCAGTATGAAGGCAAAACATGGTATCTAAAGAGGGGTAAGGCACCTTCAGCAGCTCCCGATCCGACTGGCGTTAAAGGTTCAAATCATGGTTGGGGATTAGCTATTGATCTAGGATATGAGGCTGGTGGAAAGCTA